CATTCTTCTTGTTTCCCTACCATTTGTTGGTAAGTGATTTGTAATAATACAACTTGTTTTAGTATGACGACCTACTTCAAGGACTTGATTTAATAGACCATATAAAGCATCACGTAATGGTTTTTGTGTGATACAGTCAATATCATCAAATACTACTAATGCTTCTTTTAAATCAGATGGTCTTATGGGGTCAGTTATTAAAGTTTCATCAATTCTTACCCTTTTAACTTTTAGATCATCTAGTTTTTTATCTTCAGCAACTGGTGAAAATATGTATATTGGACTATTTTTATGTGCTTTTTTATAATTTCTTATGTATCTGCTGGCATAATGTGATTTACCACTACCAGATGGTCCGCATATATAAAGTATATCACGTTCTTGTGTAGTATTAGGTATTGGTTCAAATTTACCATCTTTTAAGGTCATCTTATTAAAACTGTCAGGTATATCATCTTCTGAAAGTGAAATGATCGTATCTTTCTTACCACCTTCTACTTTACATATTGGTCTGCCTACATTTTTTAGATTAAACATTATTATATACTATTATATATTTTTTTTTAGAATATTATCTAAAAATTTTTTACCTTCAAGATTTACTTTTTTTTGAATCTTTGGAATTAATCTATATACTACATCTACTTTAGGTATAATTCTATCATTTATTAAATTTACCCTTATCTTTTGTCGTATTAAAGGATCATCGTAGTTTTCTAATAATAATTTTATTGATTTTAGATTAGATAACTGCTTGTATTCACCACCAATATAATTATTTAAAAATTCTGATATCAATTTACCACGTGGTTTATCATTTTCTACTTTAGCAATAGAAAAAAGTCTTTTAACTACTTTATAATAATTTTTTTCCTTTAGTAAATCGTTAATATCTTTTTGAATTTCTTTTACTACATCATGAACTTTAGGATTTAACCATATATTTATAGACATTTCTTTAAAATGACCATCATAATAGATGATAGTATCTATTTTCATATATTCAACATTACTAAAATTTTCTGTAGGTATCTTTATATCATCAATCTGATCAGCACCAAATTTAATTTTTTTACCATTTTTATACTGTATTTTTAGTTCAATAAAAAACATATTTGGATTATCATCAATATTCTTTACAATTTTTAATATTTCTTTTTCGGTGAAATTATGATCTATTTTTCCTTCTATGTAATTGTCTAAATCTATATCACCAGCATTACGTTGTGATTCTAATGAAAATGAACCAATTACGGTAGGTTTCTTACCATTAAATGATACTGCCCTAAAAAAAGGTAATAAATCACCGTCGGGTAAATTTCTTTCTGCGAATATATCCATTATATAATTAAAATATATTATAATTATATAAATATGCCAAAAATTAATTCAGTTGAATTTAAAAAATTACACAATATTGACCCTAATCAATCATTATCTATAAAAGAAATATCTAAACTTTCAAAAATGCCAGTAAAAGCACTAATGGAAGTTTTTGATAAAGGTGTCGGGGCATACCACACGAACCCAGAAAGCGTTAGACCTATGGTGAAATCACCTGAACAATGGGGACTGGCAAGAATCTACAGTTTTGTCATGAAACGAAAGGGAACATATGGTAAGGTTGATAAACACATCGCAGATAAATATAATATATAAATTTTCGGTATGATAGGTCTTTTGGAAAAATACGACTTTTTTAGAATATACTATAAGACTTATTTTATAAAAGTCGTAATTTTCCAGAAAAGTTTAAAGAAAAACATCCCTTTATATCACTTTTACCAAAGTATTTTAAGTGATAATTCATTGGCGGAATTTCTTCCTAATTTTCTTTTGGTGGTAATAGCACCATGACTTTTTTGAAATCTATCACGCATCTTTTTAGCAGTTCCTTTAGGAACTTTTTTATCCTTTTCAAGGTGTTCATATATAAAAAAGTCTTTATATCCTACAGCACCAAAATGTTTTACACCTTGTTCTGTAGAAATTCTTAATTTATGTTTATCATCATTATCTAAAGTCAATTGTTTATAATCATATCCTGCTTTTTTTGCTTGTTTTTTCATGTGTGCCAAATATTTAATAGGATCTATACCATATCCTTTTAATTCTTCATAAAATTTAGTGCCTTTTACACCACGACCACTACGTGGATCACCTGATGTAATTATATAATCTTCTGTAGTTTCTGGTGCTGTTATTGGTGGAACAACCATTTGATAGGTTTGTTTGTTATTTATTTGTGTTTGTGTTGGATTACGTAGTCTTCTACCTTGGATTAAATTATGACCTGTATCAAATGGATCTAATGGTAAAGGTTCTAATTCATCCCTAAAATTAGTAAAATTCTTTCTTCTTAAATATTTAGTTCTTGGTTCATTACCTTCTAATCTATTTATTCTTGTTTGTTCTTGTCTTTCACGTAATCCCATACGTGATTCAGCAAAACGTGGTTTATTAGCAATTCTATCAACACTTTGACCATTTTCATCTGCTGGTAGTCCTGATTTATCTAATTCTGATAATACATTACGTAATTGTTGATTTACACGTCTTTGATCTATAATATTTCCCCTTGGTAGATCTGGATTTCTTAACATTCTTTTAGTTCTTAATTTTTCAGTTCTTAAATGACGGGCATATGCTGGTAAATTTTCAAATACTTCCATTACACCTTCTTTTACTTTATCTGCCTTACTATAGACATATTTTGATGGATTTGCTATTACATCTTTACAATAATCAGCGAATCCTTTAAGGTAGTCATATGATACATATGTTTCACCATCTATATCTTCTACTGTTTCACCTAATTTTACTTTAATTTCAGGATATAAATATTTACTTCCACCGCAACCACATGCCCCAAAAATATCATTTAGATATTGATCACTTGGATCACATTCACCATTTTCAAAATATGGTAATTTTTCTTCACAATATTCTACAAAATTATCATAATCACCACTATCTACACGTTCTTTTATTTCTTCTTCAAATTTTTCCATTACTAAATCAATTTGTCTTTCTTCTTCTATTAGACCTTGTTTATAATAAAACATAACTGTAACATAACTGGATACGCTACCAAGATCTAAAAATTTATATTTATTAATTTTTTCCCATAAATCATCTTCACTATTTTGTTTATATAATCTTCTAAATGCTTCCATAATCCATTTACCACCACCTAAACCACACAATAAATCAATATGAATACTATTATTCTGTGGTGTTAATTTACAACCTGCTGACATCATGATTTCATCACCTTGATATTTAAAAACAATACCAAAAGTATTACCTGAAAATAAATTAAAATTCCATTGTTCTTCACTACATTTATCTTGACACCAAATTGAATATCTTCCTTGTCTTAATCTATCAGTTAAAAATACTAATGAATTTAAAATTTTATAATTTTTAGTTACTGTCATGTCAGAATCACGTCCATTTACAAACCAACCATAAAAACCACCTTTTGAATCATTTGATTTACATTTTTCTAAAATATATTCATACATTTCTTTTAAATATCTATAATTTACGTAATTACTTGATGTTCTACCATCATGTATATCACTGGCACTAATTATAGTTTCAGTTTCAAAATTAGGGAATTTACTACCATCATCTACGAATCCAACAGCAAGACATATTTTTAATGCTAATTCTTCACGTTCTTCTTCTGTAGATCTTCCGTATAATTCAACTTCTTGTTCTTCAATAATTCTATCAATAATTTGTTCCCTATCAAGATCTGGTTCATTATTTTTTAAAATAGCATATCTTCTATCAAATTCATCAACTTCTAATTCAGGTATAACACCATCATGACCGTTATAATCAATTAATGACTGTTCATAATAATCAAAAGCATCATCGTCTGAATCCATAGTTAATTCTGAAATATTAGATGATGTTCTTGATTTTGCTTTTACTTTTTCTTCGCTTTCATCATCTGTATTTATATTAGTTTCATAATTTACATTTAAATTTACAACTTTTTGTAATATTTCATTTTCAGTTAAATTATCATCATTTTCATATAATTCAGCGTAATTTATTCTAAAAGTTTCTTTATCATACATTTCACTATCTTGTAAATCTGTTTCTGCTTTTATTATTCTTTTAAATTGATCATAAAGTGTTGCCCAATTTCTAATTCTTTTGGATGATCTTGTTCCCATACCAAATCTACGTCTTTCACTTGATTCTATAGCAAATTTTTGTTTTAATGCTGTTTTCTTTGATAGTCCTTTTTTACTAAAACAAACTTTTTTGTCGTCTTTTTTACATACTTTGAATTTATCTTTTTTAACTTTTTTAAGTTCGTAAGGCATAATTATATATTTAATTTAGATAATAAAATAAATATATAATATATATATATATTAATATGGCAAGTCAATCAATGGCAGGAAAAGCAAATTATAACACTGATCCTAATCATATCTATTATGATTTACAATTATTAAATAACGATACGGTAGGTAAATCTGAATCTTTACCAGTTAGATTTTCAGAAACAAGAACAAGCACCTTATTAGCAAATCCTTCAGAATATTTCTTATCTATTCAACGTTTTAGTTTAGATACACCAAGTTTGCCCTTATTTTTACCTGAAGTAGAAACCAAAGAAGACCCATTTTTTAATCCTACATTAGATCCTAACCAATTAGTTTATAAAATGGCGATTTATGATTGGGGTAGCACAACAGCACCTACATTGGCAAGTGTAAAATTTTCTAACCAATATAATATAGTTGTTCAACCACCTACAGTTTTAGATGTAGATGCTTTAAGTAATCCTTATTATTTTGTATATCAATATCGTGATTTTATAGATATGTTAAACGTCACTTTAATAAATCTATGTAATACAAAATCAGTTCCCCCACCATTTATAGATATAGATACATCAAATTTAATTACTGTATATTTTCCACAAAAAACTGGTGTTCCTGGTGGTGAAGCAAGTGTAGGAAACTACGCACCTATATGGAATGATGACCCAAGTGCTACAGGTGCTTACGCATTATGTATAAATTCACCTTTATGGGCATTATTAAATTCATTACAAACCAGATATATAGATTCATTAAATAATTTAGGAACATTATCACAAGGAACACAACCTTTTACGGCATTAGTAGATCCTACAGCAACTAATGGATGGTATATTGTAAAAGTAAATCCATCACAGTCATCAGCACCAGCAACACCATCAGTATATAACGTAAATCAAACTGGTGGATTTCCTGCTTTTGGTCATCATTATCTTACTTTGCCTTCTGCTTCTACTTTTCCATATCTTTCAGACCTATATCCTGGTGTCAATTCATGGTCAGTAAATACAACACCATATTCACCTACACCTGTATGGAATTGTGTAAGACAACTTATATTTACTACCGCATTAATGCCAATCGTGAATGAATTGGTAGCAACACCCGCAATTTTTAACAGTAATATAGCATTAGATACTGACAATGCTAATAATAATTTTAGTCCAATTATTACAGATCTTGAAGTGCCATTTACACGTGGTGATGAAACAAAACCATCAATTTCTTACACCCCAACAGCAGAATATCGTTTAATTGATTTACAAAGTAATTCACCTATTAATAGTATAGAAATATCCATTTTCTGGAAAGATGTGTATGGTGGTGTCCATCCATTTTTATTAGAACCTGGGTGTAATGCCAGTTTAAAGATCTTATTCCGTAGAAAAGTGTTTAATTTAATTAAACTTGAAGAATACACTAAACCAGCGATTTAATAAAAAATTTATTTAGTTAAGAAATAATATATATATATAATATATATATTATGTCAAACGACTTCAGAAAAGTTCTTTTAAAAGATGATCGTCTTATGGTTACCGATTCTTTAAACTACGCCGTAATAAAAGGTGGTCAAAATGTTGTTTCCCAAGTAGCATCAGCGATATCACAATCCACCAGTAACATCAGTTTTAACGTCCAAGTCCCATCAGAACAGACCATAATAGATCGTAAAGTTTATATCCAATCTACTGTGACTTTAAAATGGGAAACTGCCACTGCTGAATCATTCTGTTATGGTCAAACCCTATCATTAGCACCATTTCCTATCCATCAACTTTGTTCTACCATCCAAACTACCATCAATAATAACGTTACCAGCATAAACATACGTGATGTTCTTCCCTTTTTACTTCGTTCTAATGATAGTCGTGAATTACAAAAATCTATGTCTTCATCCCCTTCTATGCCTGATAGTTTATATTATTATTCTGATGCTAACGGCACAGTAGTAAATAACGTATTAGGCACTATGTCCCAAGGATTAGACACTGATTTACTTGCCAATGGTGCTTATGCTGGTGTTGGTAAGAAACCCGTCGCTGATGCTGGAACTGTCCAAACTGTTGTAGATCCTTTAGTAGTTCCCCCTGCTGGACCACAAGCAGTCACCTTATATACATCTACAAATGGAACACTTTACGTTCCCCAAACATATGTCCCTACTGCTTCTACATACTGGGCATTACAATTTACTACTATTGAACCTGTATTATGCCAACCTTTCTTATTTTCTAATCCTGTATCTAATAAACAAGGTATGTATGGTGTCCAAACAATTCAACTTCAATATAATATCGCTGATGCCCGTCGTGCTTTCCGTTGCTGGGATGGTTTTGGATCACCTAACTTCGTTCCTACCGTAATTAATAATTTAAGGGTTGATAACATTGTAGGGTCACAACTTATCTTCAAATTTTTAACCCCCCACCCATCCGATCTTTTACCACCAAGAAACGTAATTCCTTTATTAACTTATGATCGTTATTTTTCTAATGCTAAAAACGATAGAATCTGGACCAATTGGGGTAATAAAATAACTATTCAAAGTAATACTTATAACCTTACACAAATCCCTGATAAAATTTGTATCTTCTTACGTAAAAATATGACTTTACAACAACCTTATGATACAGACCATGTTCCTGTAATTACTAACATAAGTTTAAATTTTAATAATAATGCTGGTCTATTAAGCAGTGCTACAATCCAAGACTTGTATCAATATAGCGTTCAAGCAGGCAGTAATCAAAGTTTCCAAGAATTTTGTGGTCAGGCATATCTTTCTAACCGTGGTGGTGTAGGTAATTCAGCACAATCTAAACCTACCGTGGGATCATACCTAATGTTGGACTTTGCCACCATAATTCAATTAACTGAAGATTTCTACGCACCAGGTTCGCTAGGAAATTTTCAATTACAGTTCCAAGTCCAAGTTCAAAATCAAGATCAAGCAGATCCCGACAGTATTGTAGGTCAATCAGCATTATACGATATCCCCGCAAATAGTTTAGAATTAGTATTAGTAGTAATGAATAGTGGTATCATGGTAACAGAACGTGGTCAAACTTCCACCTATACTGGTATATTGACTAAACAAGATGTATTAGATGCTTCCCAACAAACCCCTTTCAGCATAACTAATGTTCAACGTATTGTAGGTAGTGGCAGTTTAGATCGTGGTCGTGCTTTACCTGCTTCTATTGGTCATGCTATGGCATCTAAATCTGCCCCTGTAGTTGCTAAAGCATTAGAAATGGGCAGGGATGCCATGTCCAAAAGATTAATGTAAGAATAATAAAAAATTTATTTAGTTAAGAAATAATATATATATATATTATATATATTATGTCAAACGACTTCAAAAAAGTTCTTGTAAAAGATGATCGTCTTATGGTTACCGATTCTTTAAACTATGCTGTATATAAAGGCGGTCAAAATGTCACCAACATCAGAATGCCAGCAATTTCATCTACCCCAGCATCTTTGAACTTCGTAGTTCCTTTTCCTTCCGAATCTACGCTATTAGATCGTGAAGTATTCATTAAAACAAATACAGATTATTATTTAACTTTTGCTTCAGCAATCGCTGGACTTCCCCAATACATTACTGACCCTGATATTAGTAATTTTTCCCTTCCTACCTATACATGCCCTTTAAAGTATGGTTTTAATATTTCTATTGCTTCATACCCTACACAAAGAACAATGGACACCATTCAAGTCCAATTAAATAATAACATTTCTGTATTAAACTGTGCTGATGTATTACCTGCTTTATTAAGATGTTCTGATGCTGTAGAATGGGAAAGATACAATATGACAGCATCTTCTGTTGATAGATTACAAAAATCTGAATACGAAACATCATCTACATTCAATAATAATTTAGCATCTTATGATCTTGCCCAAGGTAATAAATATATTCCCAATGGATCATTTCCTAATCAATTAATTCCTTTAGATCCTACAACACCTGTAAATCCTGATGGAACACCTAATATTTTAACTGCTTACGACGAAGCAGGAACAGCAAATTTTTTACTTCGTGTAAGATCTACTGAACCTTTACTTGCCCCACCTTTCATCTGGAATCAAACCTTATCTAACAAGATGGGAATTTATGGTCTACAAAACATGTCGGTAGTATGTAATTACGGCAATTTAGCACAAGCAATAAAATATTCATCAAATTCTGGTATTTCAACAAACGGACAATTTTCTGGTGAAGGTAGTGAAGTAGTATTACCAGCAATAGAAAATGTAAGACAAGTAATAAATAATGCTGAATTACAAATGAAATATATCACACCACACAGCACAGACATTATGGCACAACGCAATGTGATACCATATTTAGAATACCCACGTTTTATTACCAGTGGATTACCATCTATTAATAATGCTACTACATCAGAAGTAGATGGTGTAGGTCTTGTAATCAATCCTACACCTGTTCAATTACAAAGTCAAACTTTTACATTTAATCAAGTCCCTGATAAATTAATTATCTATGTAAGACCTGATTCTACTTATAGAAATAACCCAACTTATAATGATTTCGTATTACCTATTAATGCCATCAGCATCCAATGGAATAACCACGCTGGAATTCTTTCGAACGCATCACAAGAACAATTATTCCATATGTCCCAAGAAGCAGGCAGTAATCAAAATTGGTTAGATTTTATTGGTTATGCTAACGCTAATTCCCAACGTCTTGCTGGAACACTTTCTGAAGTATTCCAAGTATATCCTTATGATGGTGGTGGAACTGTAGGTGGCGAACCCCAATTAGCACAAAATGGTGTAATTCCTAACCAAGTTCAATTACCTACTATCGGATCTTATTTAATGATTGATATGGCAAGACACCTTGAATTAACAGAAGCATACTATGCCCCAGGCAGTTTAGGTTCATTCCAATTACAATTTAGTATCAATGTATTAAATACAGTAATTAATGATGGAACTAATATAGTTGTAAATCCTGAAATCGTAGTAATTCCTGTAAATTCTGGTATTATGGTGACTGAACGTGGTCAAACATCATGCTATACTGGAATTTTAACAAAGCAAGATGTATTAGATGCTTCCCTTCAAGAACCTTTAAGTCATTTACATGTAGCACGTGTAGTCGGTCGTGGTCATCAAGATTCTGGTCGTTCTTTACCTAAACACATCCTTCCAGGTGTGTCCCGTAAAAATTTTGCCCCTGCTACTAATGCTTCTATGGATAAAAGATTAATGTAATAAAAAATTTATTTAGTTTAAATTTTAATATATATTCTAATTATATATATTAAAATGCCTATAGACACCCCTTACAACAGAATGATAGCAGACCAATATAATGCTATGAATCGTGCTAAAGTAGCATATGTAGATAATAACTATATTGACACCCTAGGATCACCTGCTGGTTATGCCACAACAGGATTTGAACCCCGTCGTGTCGGTAGTGGTGTAGGAATGTATAAAAAAACTGCTGAATGCCCTAAAGGTCATGAAGTATGTAATTGTGGAATGGGATCAGGTAATGCCCGTGGTGCTGGTAATGCCCGTGGTCGTGGTAATGCCCGTGGTGGCAATAACGTCGGTTTAAATCCTAATGTTCGTGCTTCCCTTGCTTTAGGTGCTGGATTAAAAGCAACAACAACACAAAGACACGGAACATTAGATCAAAAACAAATGACAAGTGATATGTCAATGTTAGCAAGTGGTGAAGCACATGGAATCAGTGCTACACATTGTGGTCGTGGTAATGCCCGTGGTAAAGCACGTGGTCCTGCCCGTGGTAAAGCACAAGGTGGTGATTTAAAAGACTGGTGGGAAAAAGGTAAAAAAGCAGTTGAAGTAGGTAAGCAAATATACGATGTAGGAAAGAAAGCATATGATGTAGGTAAAGAAGGATATGATTTATACAAGAAAGTTCGTGGTAATGGTGGAACAGGTGGTTATATTCCAACACAACAAGATCATCACGGTGAAAGACATCGTGGAAGGGTAGCAATGGGTGAAGCACACGGCAAGAAAGTAAATAAACGTGCTGTAGTTGTTAAGAAAATTATGAAAGAAAAAGGTCTATCTATGATTGAAGCATCTAAATATGTAAAAGCACATAATTTATATTAAATACCAAATAATTAATTTACTTATTAATTATATGGATATACAAGTAGGCATAGTAGATATGATCCCCACGATAGAAGCAATTCACAAGATTTATTTACTACCATATGTTGATGACAAAAAAATCAATAAAAGACTTCGTAGGAAGGTAAGCGAATTATTTAAATCAATTAATGAAAATTACAAAGTAGGTTTCTTACATGATGGCGACATGAAACACATCACAATAGAAGTTCCTATTTTAATCAGTGATCATAAATTAGACTTCTTTGAAACACAGATCAGGAAGTTTTTAAGAAGAAAAGAAAGAAAACCAAAGGACAAGAAAATAGAAATTACCATTTAACTATATAAATAATCATAAATGATTATTTATAGGGCGGGAAATAATCTAATTTGATTAATTCCA